ATTATTTTTATAATAATTTTCTTTTATTGAAACATTATCAACTAACATAATATTATTTTTTTTTATAATTCTTAATAATAATTTTTCACTAAAATTATGATATGTTAACTTATAAAATTCAACATCACTCATTAATATTAACTCGTTTTTTTTTCTTTTTATAGCAAGTAATAATTTGTTTTTATCATAATATAATGATTTATTTTCTTTACAATAATCTAATATTCTTTTTATACTTTCATTTTTTTTATATTCTTCATTATCAAAATAATATATCAAATATTGATACAAAAGAAAATTTATCATTAAATATAAAAATAATTTATTTATATTACTTATTAGTTATTAATATAATATCAATTTTTTACTCGGATTTTTTACTAGAATTTTTTATAAAATGGTTTAAAAAAATAATTATATATAATATTAGAACCAAAAGTAATGGAACCAACAATTATTAATATTAATAACATCAAATATTACAATGCCGATGAGTTAAAAGAATATGATATAGCTTTTTTTGCTAAAACTAGTAAAACTATTCGTCAAGTGATAGAAAGAAAAAATATTCCAAAAGAAGAATATAGTTATTTTTGTTTTAATAAAAAAGAAAATAAATGGAAAGAATCAAATAAAGATAAACCATCAGCAAAAGCGAAGCTTTTAATTAAAGAGGAGTGGTCTAAACAAAATATTCCTAAATTTAACGAAAATATTAAAAACGAATACGAAGAAGCACCACCAATATTAGAATTAAAAGAAGAAGAAAAATTTAAAGACATCAATAATAAATCTTTAGATATTGAAGTAAGAGGAGAAAGAAATGTTAATAAATGTTATTTTAAAGGAAAAGATATTGAAAAAGTTTTTGAAGTTGTTAAATTTCAAAGTAATATAATAAGAGATTATTCTAGTTATGTTGAAGGAGAACACTATAAATTTTTTATTACAAAAAAATCTTCCAATGGAAGCAAAAATTCTAGCAAAAAAAATATGTATATGACTTATTTAGGATTTACAAAATTATTATTTGTTTCTAGAAATAAAAATGCAACTATATTTCAAAAATGGTCATCCAAAATTCTGTTTACACATCAATTAGGAACAAAAGAACAAAGAAAGAAATTATCTAATAAATTACTTGGTATACCAGTTAAAGATGCAAAAGAGACATTTAAAAAATCATCATCTTCAATATCTTTTTTTAATTTTTTTTTTGAAAGTGAATTTACATAATAATTATATTTATTTAAACATTCTCTTGTAAAATAATTATTATAAGTATTATTATTGATATTATCTAACTCATTTTCTAATGTTTTTATTTGATAATCTTCAAGAACTTCATTGGAATATAAACCTCCTCTGACATTATTTATACCGTATTCTAACATAAGTTCTTTTACTTTATTATCTACATCAAATTTTGATTTGAAATCAAAAAATCCAATTATTTTAATAGGTTCGTATTTACGAGTCCATACTCCAAAATTTGTTGTTATTTTAATATATTCAATGAGTCTATTATTGTCATCATACATTGTTTTTTAATACTAGAAGGTATACTTCCAACAAAATATTTATTTCCTTTTAATTCAAGAACGAATATCTTTTTCTCTTCCATTATAAAATATTGATTTCTAATTACTTATTATTTTAGTTATTAAAAATTCATTTTTTTATAAAAAAAGATGATGGGTTTTTCATAGTTACAATTATGATTTATATTTCTTCTTTTTTCAACATATTTTTCAAACATATTTATAAATAGTTCTTTTATATTATTTATAAAACCACATCTACAATATAAAATATCGTTATAATAATCTTTTATAACAACGTCGTTAAATTCTGTTATTATACTGTGACGATTATCTGTAACATTATTATGTAAACTTGAAATAATATCATTGTGACAAATTGTATGTATATATTGTAAATATGAATACAACATTATTGCACGAGTTTTTATAATTTTTATTTTTTGAAATATTACATCAACAAATAAGATAATTTTATTTGGTAAATTATTTATTATTTTGTTAAAATTATTTATTTTCAAAACTTTTATTGAACTTGGAAGATAATTACTAACCAGAGTACTATTTTTTTATCGAAGTAATAAGATCTTTTTGATAAATATAAATCTATGGTTAAGTTAGTTATATTCCTTATTATCTTTTTATTAAAATAAGAATTTACATGAATTGTTATTTTTAACTTTAAATATTTATAAAATATTAAATACTCTGGATTCATAAAAAATGAGTTATAAACATTTTTATAATAATTATCTTTTGTTGAAGAATTATCAACCAGTATAATATTATTTTTTAGCACTTTTTAATAACAACTTTTTATAAAATCTGTTATTCATTAATCTATAAAACTCAGTGTCAGTTATTAGTATTATTTCATTTTTCTTCTTTTTTATATATAATAAAAACTTTTATTTATTTTTTTTATCACAATACAAAGTTCTTTTTTCTTTACAATATTTTAACATTTTTACTACATCTTCATTTTCTTTGTATTCTTCATTGTCAAAATGATGTATTAAATATTGACATAAAAGAAAGTTTATCATGTTATTTGTAATTAGTTGTTTAATTATTAATAACTAATAATTAATAATTAATAATTAATAAAAATTGAAACTTTTATGTCTTTATTTTTTAAATAAAAAATCAAGTAGAAAAAACAATAAAAAATTTATATATAATCATTTAAAAAAATTAAAAAATAGTGGTTATATATAATGGACGATTACAATACAGTTGTAATTATTGGAGGAGGAATTGCTGGTATGACTGTTTCCCATGAATTAATCAATTTAGGATATAATATAATATTGCTTGAACGAAATGATATTGTGGGAGGACAGGCACGAACTAAACAATCAAAAACACCAAAAAACTGTCCTCTGGAGTACTCATGGAGGGCGTTTGGTACCTGGTACCAAAACGTATATAATGTAATGAAATCAGTTCCATTTAATGACAATAAGACAGTTTATGACACATTGACAGAACTACAAGGAGGAGAAATAACTTGTAATAAAAAAATACCATCTTACCAAAATACGTTTCAAAACATGCCTATGGAAGATATGGTAAAACTATTACCTATATTAATAGATTATTCAATATCTTCTGATAAAAGAAACATTAAAAACTATGGTTCAATAAATTTAAAAAAATATATTAGAGAAAATAAATTATCAAGTCAAGGAGAAAATTTAATTGGAAAGATAGTTGGACCATATTTAGGTTTTGATTATCATAATGCGAGTGTATATGATTTATTATATGGTTTTGAAATGATGACTTGTAATTCTGATCCTAAAAATAAATTCAATATAAGTTCCTTACCAACAAATATGGCATGGTTTGATCAATGGATGAAATATTTAAAAAAAAAAGGACTTGATTTAAGATTAAATACTAAAGCAGTAGAAATTAAATTAAACAGCATAAATGAAATAGAAAATGTATTGACATTTAATAAAAAAACAAAAAAATATGAAAGATTATATGCAAAATATTATGTTAATTGTACGGGTCCTGAAATACTAGAAGAATTATTGTATCCTTACAGACTGAGAAAGGAAATTAGTTTATTTTATAATAATATTAAAAACGTTGCTAAACATGGTAGACAAATTCAATTATCTGTTTACTATTATGTTGATAAAAAAATATTTTTAGATAGAGAAAATACTCTTGCATATTTACCTAATACTCCTTGGTTATTAATGGTATTACCCACAGGTCATATTTGGGAAAGCCATGGATTAAATTTAAATGAATATTGTGATGAAAGAATTAAAGAAATTATTTCAGTTGGGATATGTGAGCCGTACGAACCTGGGATATTAATAAAAAAACCATGGTCTGAATGTACAGAAGAAGAAATTAGATTTGAAGCCTGGTATCAACTTGTACATGATAAAGATTTCATTGAAAATACATGTATTGAAAATGGTAATAATATTAAAGATGTTAATGTTATCGATTTTAAAATATGGGATTCTTATATTTTTAAAGATGGTGAAATTAATACATATGAACCTAAATGGGCAAATAACACTAACACAAAAAAATATAGACCAGAAACTGTAACACCAATTAAAAATATGTTTTTAGGAGGTTCATATAGTAACACAAGTACAGGTATTTATTCAATGGAAGGAGCTACAGAATCAGGAAAGAAAGCTGCAATTGCTTTATGTAAAAAAGATAATAGAAAAAATGATATTTATTTACATACTAAAAAAAAATTCACTTTATCAACTCCGTTAAGAGGAATAGATAGTTTATTGTTTATGTTAGGATTAGATTACATAATTATTATTTTGTTGGTTATATTACTTATATTAATATTTTATTAACTAATTATTTTACTAACTAATTTATTATGTTGTTTATTACATAATCATGATTTTTTGATTTTTCTAGAAAAATAAGTGAATATGACAATGATTATGGTAAAATGAAAGGAGTTGAATTATCTTTAATATATCATACTTATGTTGATTAGGAATTAATGACAGATGCTTAAAATCAATTAAAAAACTTTTTCGTTGTTAATAATATGAAATTTGAATGTGAAGATAAAAATGAACTTGTTTTAATTAAGTCTGAGTTGCTAAAAAATACTAAAAAAACATACGAATTTGTATTCTCTTCTTGTAGTGGTTCAATGAAAGAATTAATTAATAAAATGAGAAATTTAGAACAACAAAGTGGAATTAATAACTTAAAACATGAAAATGAATTAAATATCAAAACGAAATTATGAAATTAAAAGAACAAATTTATAATTTACAAAAATAATAATAAATATATTTTTTATTTATAAAAATTAATATTAATAATATTTTTCTATTCTTTTTTCTTTTATTATTTTTTTTCTTTTATTTTTTATATATACATTTTTATACTTTTTAGTAATAAATTGTTCTTCTTGTTCATATATTAAATTAACTATTCCTTTATTATATTTATCTTTGCAAAAATATTTATTATATTTGTATTTATTATCATCATCATAATCTTCAAATTCGTCATCATAATTATTATATCTAAAGTCATCATAATTATCAGAACAATAATTTATATTTTTGTAGTAAAAACAAATTTTACATAAATTACACTTACAATTATTCAAATTTTGTTTATTAAATTTAGTTACTAATTTTTTTAATTTAAAAGGAATTTTTTCAAATAGTTTTGAAGATGTATTAATATTTTTGTATGCAATATTTTTGTATGCAATATGTTTTTTTTTAATTTCTAAATATATAATTTTATTTGGTAAATTTGAATATTTAGTAGTAAATTTTATATTATTAAATGATATATATTTCATAATATTTACAGTAATATTATTTATAGAATTAGGTAAAAAATCATTAACTTTTTTTTTATAATATAAATCTACATCTAAATCTAAATTTAAATGTTTAATTTTACAAGATAAAATTGAACAAAAATTATTTAAAAATATTATTTCTTTAGAATTTATTCCAATATACCATCTACTGTTAATATGTTTTATATTAATATTAATTACATATTTACTTAATTTTAATAATATTTCAAAAAAAGTTTTTATTGTACAATTATATTCTAAATTTTTTTTTATAACTTCATAATATTCTCTTTCATTATTTAAAATAAAAGATATACTTTTAAATTCTGATTTATCATTTTTTATATCAATATATTTTAATGATATTAGGGAATTTAAAAATATATCAATATAAAAATATGTATTATCATTCATAATATCATTTATATTTATTGATTATTTTTATATATTTGAATAATCAATTTTTAATATTTAATTATCAAATAATTAACAATTAAATAAACAATTAAATAAACAATTAAACAAATAAAAATTAAAAATCATAAAAATTACGCATAGAATTGTTATATCCTGCCATATATTCTAACATTCTCACAAGTTGAGCAGAATAAGACCATTCATTATCATACCATATCAATAATTTAAATCTTCCATTTCCATAATCCATTGACGCTTTTATATCTATTATACTTGGTGTTGTAGTTGTATTAAAGTCACTACTTACTAAATTCATTTCGTTAATATCATAAACTTTATTAAATAAATGATTTTCTAAAACTAAATTTTTAATATCTTCTAATTTAACATTAGTATTATTTAAATCAACATTTAAATCAATTAGTGAACAATTTGCAGTTGGAACCCTAATACAAGTTCCATGTATTTTACCAACCATATTTGGCATAACATTAATAATAGAAGAACTTGCACCAGTTTTGTAAGGAATGATATTGTTAAATACTGTTCTATTTATTCTACTGGGTTTTTTTAACGAATCAGTTGTATATTGTGAAGCAGTTGTTGAATGTATTGTTGTAAAATTAGAAGATAATATTCCATATTTATCGTCTAACAATTTTAGTACAGGAGCTAAACCATTTGTTGTACATGATGAACCGGACACAATTTTTTCTCCCTTATAATCATCATGATTAACACCATAAATAAATGTTTTTGTGTTATCTTTTGGAGGAGCACTCATAATAACATAATCAGTATTATGATCTTCACACTTTTCTTTTGTTAAATAGGATCCAGTTGTATCAATAACATATTCTGTGTTCCAATCAAGTTCTTTAGCATCTCTATTAGATAATAATTTAATTTTTTGATTACCTATTTCTAAAATATCATCTTTTATAACTAGCTTTCTTTTCTCTATTTTATGAATACTATCGTAATTGATATATTCTTCAAGATTATCAATAAACAATCTTGGAATGTTCATAGTTTTAATTTTAATCTTGTTACTGTCAACTAGTTGATGAAAAACACATTTTCCAATTCTTCCAAATCCATTAATTCCAATATTCATCATATTACTAATATATTTTTATAAAATGAATATTATACTATATTAAATAAATATTATTATGTTAAATAAAATGATGTTGACGACACAAAATCAAACTTAACCAAACTGAACCAAACTGAATAAAATCTAAACACTTTTGCGAATTAGATATCCCTTTCCGTGAGATAACGTACCGCATTTGGCAAATTTGATTCTCGTGTCCCATTTCACACCAAGAGAATAGGATGGCAATTTATAGCCGCTGAGTGTCACTTGAGACATATCAATACCAAGATGTTCTGCAAGTTTGTGAATATCCTGTACAACAGTCTTGAGATTAATTCCAGTTTCTTCCTCAGTTTCACGCACACTACACTCTTCAGGAGACTCACCGTTATCACGAAGTCCTCCTGCCAAGGCAAAGCAACCATTCCCTGGTCCGTTCACGCGACAAGTCATAGAAATGTACACACTTCCATCATCCTCTACAACAAAGATCACAGAATCTCCTGTTCCTGTGACATTCGTTACTTGGTTGTGATTCCATGAATGATTGAAGCATTCCCAAATGTCCTTCGCAATCATGAAACTGCGATTAATAGTGTACTCAGGACGTTCACAATAGACATTGTTGAGAGAACTGTTTTCAATTGCTTCCTTGACAACATTTCTATAGTCACCCTCTTTCTCATTGTTCCAGTTGTAGAAGAACTTCCAAATGTCTTCTACAGACATGCCAGCATCAGTTGTGTAGCCAGAATGATCAATTCCTAACTCTTCAGCACATTTCATCAGCTCAGGAAGAGAGGCAAACTTTCTTGTCATTTCTTCAGTTTCAACAAGCTCTGTGAGATAATTATCACTAGACAACTCAGGTTTGAACTCATCCTTTTCAAGCTTTTGTCTTTTGAAATCTCCTTCCTGTTCAGTTCTCACAAATTTATTGTGAAGTCTGACAAACTCATTCACCATTCTTCCAATGTAGACATTTCTACACACCGCAAGATCAACCAGAAGATTCAGTCTCTCAATAGAATCCTCATATCCTGCCAGACTTGTGATTTCAGGATAATTGTTGACTGTGTCACGAATAAACACAAGATGCAGAAATGCGACTGGTTCACCACGTAAAATACGTCCAAACTCAACAATGGGAGTCATCCATGCATCATCACCAGGCTTGGCAATTTTCGCAACTATGTTAGATATGAGAGATTTAGAATCATTCTCATTCTCAGTACCAACTCCTGTACGAGTCAATTCCTCCACATCATTAATTCCACTAACAAAAGAAGACATTTTTGCAACGTTTTGTAACAATAACTCTAAAGTATAAAATTAATATTTAAAAAAAGGTAATTCATTATATTTAAAGTTCAATTTTTTTTAATTTATTATATAAAAATGTTATCTCTAATAAAAGGAATATTTTCTTGTGATAATATATCATTAATTTCACAATTTACTTCTTCAGAACGATATTCAAAAATCCTACTATGTTTAGGAATAATTCTTTTTATTATATTATTACTATCACGTGAATCAATAAATATTATTTCTTTTTGATTATTATTTATATATACATGAAATAGTTGGTGAAACTAAATTAAATCTTTCTCCAATACAATTAACAAAAATTTTAATTTTTGTATTAAAATTAAAATTAAAATCATTAGGATAAAAATTATTATTTTTACTATTTGATAAAACAAATATTCCAATACTTTTTACATTTTCCAATAATTTAAATAATTTTTTTTTTTCAAAATTAATAATTTCAAGATTAATATAAAGATAATCAAGATTTTCAGGAAAAATAATTGTTTCATAAATTGATTCAGTATATTTATTTATACATATATGTTTTATATCTTCATTTAATTTTAAAAGAGGAGTATCATTATTTTTATAAATATAATCTTCAATAATAAAAGTTTTTATTTTTAATTTATCTTTTTTCATTTTATTAATAAAATAGTCAATATTTCCTTGTATTGATACAGAATCTAAATTTTTTATATTTTCTTTTCCTATTAATGTAATTTTTTCTAAATTTTTTCTATTAGATGATAAAATATTAATATTTAAAAATATTATTTTATGTGGAATTTTACGAATTTTATGCAAATTATATGATAATTTTTTTATAGAATTAGGAAAATTTTCATATTCATAAAATGTATTTTTTTTACGAATAATACTCATTGAATTTTTATATTCGTTAATATTTAAATCAACCAATGAAGATGGTAAATAATTTAAATATTTATTATTTGATATTTGTGAATAAATTGATTTTGTTATATTATTTAATATTTTTATAATACTAAAATTTAAAATATTATTTAAAATTTTTAAATATAAATATTTATTTTTCATTAACATTAAATATTTTTTATATATTTCATCAGGTTCTTCAACAGTATTTTTAAAATTACTATATCTCATATCATTAATTATTAAAATAATTTGTTTTCTTTTAGTTATTATTGAAACAAACTTTGGTAATAATTTCATAACTTTATTTTTTGATATTTTATTAATCTCATTTTTATAATATAATGGTTTATCATTTTTCATAAAATCAAAAAAATAATTTGAATTAATATAATTTTCATCAGGTATATCTTCTATTTTTAACAAATTAAAAAACTTTTTATTATAATATTTCATTATTTATTTATTAAAATAATACAATAGTTATATTAATAATATTATTAATATTATAAAAATCAATTTTTATTATATTTTTGTTTTAGTTATTGTAAGAATGTTAAAAGCATTTTTTTCTATTATTGTAGAAATATATTTATTTTTTGTTTCTATTGAAACTTCAAAAATAGCTATTAATTTTCTTGTTTTTATAGCTAAAATATTATTAACATTATTTAAGTTTTCATTATAACTAATAATTGTTAAAGTTGTTTTTAAAGGAATTCTTGAAAAATTTAATTTTCTATTGTCATCTCCATTATTGTAAAAAATACATAAATTTTTTAATTTATTTGGAAAATTATTTATTATACTTGTATATTTATATTTTTTATTTTTGTATTTATCTCTAAAATTATCAATTCTTAAATATTTTAAAGAAGAAGGAAAATAAT